AGATTGGGTCGATGAAATATCGCAGCCTGAACTTTCTGACGATATTCGGCTCGATATGAAATCTCGAAGAATCAAGGCTGCCGACGAATACGATGCTCTCATCTCAAAGTCGCAACTGGCGCTGACATCGGAATTGAATAATCAACAACAACAATTCGCCGACGATGTTATTGACGAACTGGACAAAATGTTCTCCGCTGGTGACGAGGCGGTTGAGATTCCAGATGTCGACCTTGACATTCCCGTCAAGATGTTTCGACGAAAGGACAAAATTGGAATCGCAGACATCAGGGTTGCTGTTGGTCGTATCGACACCAATATCGCAGCAACAGTGGAAAGGCAGATTGTCGAGGCCGAGATTCTCCTGACCGATGTTTATGGCGCATCTCTTGGAATGACACTCGCACCAACTGGAATCGCTTCGGCTTTGATGGCCGACGATGTTGCGGCAATTGCATTCTGGCGAAGGCGATGGGTTCTCCCAGCGTTGAGGAACACACTCGGTTCACATCGAGAGAACATCATCGGAGTCTTTGAGAACATGGTTGGTCGAGGCGAATCATGGAAATGGGCGAAGGGTCAAATGAAGGATTTGATTGACCCGAATGGCTCAAAATATCCAGCATATTATTATGAAAGAATCGCACGAACTGAAACCCGAAGAGTCGTCGAGAACTCTCACATCGCTGGGATGCGACGAGCAGGATTCAGATATGTCGAGAGGTTGGTGACGGTTGACGATAGAACAGACCGTGACCTATGCGCCCCGTATGAAGGTGCGAAGTATCGCATCGAGGAATCGAAGGGCGTTGTTCCAGCGCATCCAAATTGCAGATGCACATTCGTGGCCGTCGACGATGAGCCACCCGCAGATGAGGTCGTTCCAGCCAGTGATGTTCTCGTTCCAGTTCTCGACCAAAAGCGAGCATTGACAAAGAAGGATTTGACTCCACCCGCTGGAGTGCGTAAAGCGTGTCAAACGGGCATCAAATTGTTCGAGGATGGGTATGGTGGCTCTGGACTCGAAGCGGCCACTCTGCGTGAAGCGAGAGCCATCGCACGAGGAACTGCAATCACGGTTGCCAAAGCGAAGAAAATGATTCGATGGTGGGGTCGCAACGCTCGATTCCTCGACGAGCCGAAGGATAGCCCAGCGTGGACAGCGGCGATGCTCTGGGGAGGTCGTGCAGGTCTGTCATGGGCTGGAAAATTATCTCGTGCGGTGGAGGCTGAAGAATGAATCCATTCGTGAAGGCTCAAATGGCCGTGAGTGTTGGAACTGTCGAGTTCAATAAGACCGTCGGTGAAAAGACTCTCGATAAGGTCGCACAAGCAATCCTGACGAAAGCGAAAAAATTAGTCGTGGTCGATACTGGTGCGCTTCGTGCATCTGGTCGAGTCAAGCGTGTCAATCAACATCAACGAATCGTGCAATTCGGCGGTGCTGGAACTGGAGTGAACTACGCCCAAGCCGTCGAACTGGGAACATTCAAACAACGCCCTCAACCCTTCTTAGAACCAGCGGTTGTTGCCGAATCCAAGAACATCAGGAAAATGTTCAAGTCGGATGGCAACAGAGTGCTACGAGCGATGGCTCGTGCTGGGTCAACACGCTGATATGGGTGGGCGACGAGGACAACCTATGTCGAACCTATGCAGCCGTGATGCTGACTACAAATGGTGCGACGGTTGTCGCCAGATGGTGAAGCGTAGCCTCAAACAATGTTGCCAGAGCCACAAGAAGCCGCCATCGAATAAGTTCCGAAGGGCATGAAGTATTCGCTATCGTCAAAGTATGATTGCTTGACGACTCGGCGACACATAACGCCGTCGATTGTTGTCCAGATTGAACCAGCAGTTCGGCGTTCAATGGTGAAATACCAATGGCATTCTGAATCGCAAACGGAGGTTGCTCGGTATGTTTGGCCTGCTATGAATTGGGTCATATCTAATGCTACGCACTCGACTATATCAATGCTTCGGAATCTCAATGTCTTTTGTTCAAACCATGTTCCAATGACGAAGGACATGGCAGAACTTATTGAATCGCTTTCGACCAGTTTCGTTTGCTTTTCCATCACGGCCAGAATCATAAGAAACGCCAAAAGTGCATCCGAATCCACCTTGAGGATTGCGAGTGTATTCAGCACCACTCCACGATGTCTTTGCCAGTTTCACATACTTTGGGAATAGAGCGATGAAGTCATCAGTGACTTTTTCAGCCTTATCCATATCGACCTTCAAGTGGCCGAATTGGAACATCATGGTCGCACTAAAGTGGGTATCATTTGCTTCAGCAGCGTCGAATTGTTCTTTCATCTCAACGAGGCATTCCTCGATGTTTTGTTTTCCATGTGGCTTTCCATTCAGTGTGTTTCCAATCTGACTGCCATGAAAATATACTTCATAATTACGGGCTTTAGCCCATGCGTTTGGCTTGACTTTACTTCGGGTCATGTTCCTGCGTGGGGATTCACCTTTATCAATTCTTTGGAATCTCAATGTCCTTTGAACCATGTTGGTGCAGGTCTGGACTTCTCCCACTTGGCGATTCCAGATTTGCCCTCGATGTAGTATTGGCGATAAGCAACAACAGCACTCTCGTGCTTGAACTCGTCAGGCATGGCTTGAGCAAATGGTGTCATCTCACCTTCGGGGATGAGATGTGCCAAGTTCCACATCTGCTCGATTGGAGATTGACAAGCGTGAACTTTTCCATATCGGTGAGTGTATTCTTGGCATATCCACCAACCGTGTTGAGCCAACCAGATAAAATTGCCACGACTCGATTGCGCCCAAATGGTGCATGGATGATTCTTATGGGTGGGTTTGTATGCAGTTCCAGATTTAGTCAATGGCATTTCATTCTCTTCGACTTCATGGTGATACAACGCCGTCGAGAGCATTTGGGCTGACTCCAATGCCATCTTGATTGCGTGAACATCAGCGAGGTTTTCAGCAGCAGTTCGTGGGTTCGTGTCGGTGATGAATATGTTCATGGGTCGACCCAAAGCATTGATGCACATAAACATTGTGATACGAAACATTGATATACTTCCTATCGCTCGGAGGGTTGAGAGCAACACATGGCGCACTCCAATCAACGATTGGTAAGACCCCCTCTGTGAACCTCTCCCCAGTCGACTTGGATGGGGATATGCTACGGCTCACGCCTTCGGCTAATCAAGACTGACCTTGACGAAAAGAGGGGGAGAGTCGCCCCGACACGCCTGAAATGATGGCGAAAAGTCATGCGCTTCGGCGCAGAGATAGGTCGGGTGTAAAGGCTCGGCATCAGTATTCCAGCCCATCTGGGGCATCCGAACCGTTTTAACCCGCATCTGGCAACGAGTATGCTATGAAGGCAGTTCTCCTTGACTCCGACGACTTCGATTCAAAGGGCGGCGACTCTCGTGATGTCGAGGTCAAACTGGAGTTCCAGATTCCATTTGAGATAGACACCAAATACTTCTCCGACCAAGTGAAGGATGAGGATGGCTACACCGCATCCGACGATGATGTGATTGTTCGTGGACCCGTATATGTCGGGAACTCGGAGATGCTTGACCGTCATAACGAACTGGTTGCGCCAGATGCGATTCTCGCAGCGTGGAACAATTATGCCAAGAACCCAGTTATTCTATACAACCATTCCAAAGACTCTGGCGTGATTGGAAAAATGCTTGATGTTGAGATGGGCGAATGGGATGGAATCGAAGGTTCAGTTCCAATCGGCAGAGCACTCATTGATGGTGGCGAGAAGTCTATCGTCAGGAAAATCCGCAAAGGATTGCTTCGTGCGTTCTCTATCGGATTCATCGCTCGTGCGGCTGTCAAGGAGTGTAAAGACGACGACACATGCTATCTGACATTCACCGAGATTGATTGGCTTGAAACCAGCGTCGTTGATGTTCCAGCCTCACCAAACGCTCTCTTCAATGTTGAGAAGCACATCATTGGATATGAGGACATGGGAGATGCAATCGCCATCCTCTTTGAGAAGGAGATGGAGGAATCACCATCCGAAGAACCTCCAACTGGCGGCGACATTGAATCGCCCGTTGAGGAATCTGCAAAATCATCCTGCGGTTGCGGTGGAAAACATATCGAGTCCGATACCCCCACCGAAGCGCAGCCTGCAAATGACGAGATTGCTGAACTTCGTGAAGAACTGGATGCTTTGAAAGCAATACTGAACGACATTTCAGACAAATCAAAATCCCAAAAGTCGGAATCTGGAGATACCGATTCACTTAATACCCCCATTGACGAGTCGTTAGGACAACCAAAGGGGAACAACACCATGACAGACGATACAATTCTTGAATCCGAAGCAACCGAAGAAGTTCTCGTTGAGGGCGCTGAAATCAGTGAACCAGTCATCGAAGAACCTGCTCTTAATGTAAAGAGCGAAGAAGTCGAAGCAACCGAAGTGGCGGCTGAAGAACTCCCTGAAGAAGTCGTTGAAGAAGTCGCTGAAGCAACCGAAGAGGAATCATCTGGAGAACCAACCTCCACCGAAGTTCTCTTTGAAGTCGTTAAGGTGCTATCCAAAGTCGAAGGTCGTTTGAGCGACATCGAAAATCACATTAAATCAAGCGAGGACATTGACACACTCAAGTCTGAACTTGAATCCATGAAGGCCGAAAAAGAGGCTGCTGAAGCAGAAGCAAAGGTCGAGGCAGAAGTCGCCAAGCGTGTCGCTGCTCTCGTCGGAGAAGTGCCAAGCGCACCATCCGCTGAAGCAAACCCAAAGAGCCTATCATCCACAGGCGTGAAAGTCGAAAACAAATCGGTCACACGCCATGACCCAACCCCAGCCGTGAGCAAAGGAATGAACGGACTCGCTGGATGGTTGGAATCCCAAATTGCATCGAGAGGGCAATAATCATAATCCATCAGGATAACAAAATTAAAGGTGAAAAAAATGTCAGACGAAATACAATTTAATGAAATGGTCGCACGAGTTAAGGATGCCCTCGCAGGTGTCGGAAATCACGGTTCTCAAATGTTCCCAACGGAAACAGCAGATGAGATTATTCAAATCGTCTATGAGAGGAACTTCATGCGAAGTCTTTTCCCATCAATGCCAATGTCAACCAGAACTGTCAAAGTTCCAAAATTGACGAACAGCGTTGCATTCCACTCCCAGACACTCGCTGACACCACAGCGGGAACTGCAACTGACGAATCACGCCAATCCACCACCGAAGTCGACTTGACTCTGGTGACTATGATTGCCAACATTCCAATCGGGAACTATCTGATTGCATACGGTGTTGAAGGATTGCTTTCAGTTCTTCGTGACGACATCGCATCTCGCCTCGCTTTCAATGAGGAATCACTCCTTGTCAACGGCGACACAGAAACAACACTCGCTGACAACATCAACGGCACACACGGCGGTGGCAACCCAACAGGAATCAACAACACTGGTGGCTCTCTTGTCAACGACTATCTGCTTGAACTCAACGGAATGCGTAAATTGGCTGGCACATCGGTGTCGGTTTCTGGAACATTCGCTCTCACTCACTTGAGAAGCGCAATCAACAAACTGGGCATTCACGCTGACAACCGTGACGAACTCTCTCTGATTGTTCCTCGCAACCTTGAAGTGCAATTGCTTGGCTTTGAAGAACTCCAAACCGTCGACAAATACGGTGCTGGCGCAACCATCCTCTCTGGGGAACTTGGTCGTATCTATGGCATCCGTGTGTTCGCAACTGGTGTTATCCCAACCAACC